TTCATGGACCTGCTTACTGACTGGCGACTTGCCTTTCGACAGATACATTAGCGCCAACTCTCCTGCCACTCGTTCGTCATGCCGGCGAAGCGATTGTCGAGTGGAATGGGCTGTTGGTTGAACGACGACACGACTTGTGTGCGACGTTTGCGGATCAACAGTTCATACTTGGCGACCTGTGCAGGGATCGTGCCGTCGTTGACGCAGTATTGCCATGCAGCATCGAGCATGAGCAACAATGCGTCGATGCCGACTTTGGTCGATAGCGAGAACGGGAACGATGTCTTCTGTCGTGCCCACAACTTCAGTGGACCAACACCGGTCGGTGGTATGACACGGAACGGTCGCTTCGCAACTGTCCCATCGGGTATCATGTATAGCGGATTTGCTGCACCGCCGACCGTCACAGTCGATGGGTTCGTGCCACTGCGCAATTGACGCAGTCGTTGGTTCGTGTTCGCGACCCACACGATCTGAATATCGCCCATGTCTTCGATCGAACTGATCGGTCCTTGCAAGTCGCTGGTCAAATGTCCGGTCGTGCCGTCGATTGTCGCGTCGAGCAGCACCATGTAGTCAGGCCACCACTGATCATCGACTTCGAGCAAGTATGCAGTCTGGATATACTGCGTGATGATCGGCGTCGAATACTTCTGCGTCACTACGCCGGGGACTTGTGAGAGTTCATTGATGACCATCGCGACGATGTCGCTGACGAGTGTGAACGCCATCTCATAAGCCTCCGAACTTACTGCGGTAAGTGGAAACGGGAATGGTCGGCGAGCACGAGGTCAACTCACCGACCACACTTCCCGCACGTGGGAGGAAACTAGCCTGCGTGCGGAAACCCCATCAGTCCGCAGTTCACACCGGACAGATCATTCGCAAAGTCGAAGGATGCACTGATCTCGTTGCCGTTCGCACCATTCGTGCTATTGAGTGCTGTGTTCGGCTGATACGTGCCTCGTGGATCAGCTTGACCGACTGCATTGTTCGTCTGTGCGAATGGACCAGCGACGAACGTGCCCTGTGTTGCAGTCGGCACACCATTCGCAACTTCGGTGCTTTGTGCAATCGCACGATACGGTAGACCGAGCTTTGCACCCCAACCGACTGAGATCGTGTTCGGTGCAGTGCCAGCATTCGCGCCGAGCGACACAAGTGTGACCGATTTGAATGCACGAAGTCCCTGAATGACTGTTGCACCGAGGACGGTGGTCAGTGCCTCAGTCATTGGCTGGTTCAAGTAGTCGTAGCCGCGAATTGTCACACTCGAGCCTGCTGCTGTATTCGCAACACCAGCAACCTGAACAGTGCGACCAAACGGTTCCGGTGCAGCAGCGACACCAGTCGTATCGTAGTTGCCCGCGACCGTTGCGTTCGTTGCTGCGAGGATGTTGACCGATGACGAAGTGAGCGGACGCCCGAACGAGATACGTGTGCGCCCACCGTAGTTGACATCCGACGAATACTGCATCGCGCGGACATACTGATTGACACGCCGGGGATGGAACGTGCCCGGATTGATGACATTAGCCACGTGCTTCCTCCAACAGTTCAGTCAGCCCGCCGATGGTTGTCGTGTGACGCTTGCGCGTCTCACTTGCTTCGACGATCTGCTTCGGTGTCATGGTGAAACCCTGCGGTGCGTCTTCACCACTCTCCATGTCAACCAGTCGCGGGTCACGCATGACGCCGAGACGGATCAACTGCTCATGGTCATCCGCAGCGATCAACATTGAATGACCCTGCGGGAAATACAGCATGATGCCGTCGGTGAATTCCTCCTTCTCCTTGACGAGATTGCGCGTAATGATCTTGCGCTCGCCGTTGTGTCCATTGATGACGCGCACGTCTTCGACAATGCGCGTGATGTCACGGGTGAACTTACCCGTGACGCGTTCTGCCTGCCATGCAGGCATGAGGTTCGCTTCGGGCATCAGTTGGTGACAACTCCGTGTGTGCGGAAGCATCTCCATGTGCACCACTGACCTTGCCACACAACGCGCGAGCCTGCGGCATCGACGTTCCACGGTGCAGTCAGTTCTTTGACCTTCATGTTCACACCACGAAGGATCGTGAGCCGGAGATACTTGTCGTTGATGAAGTATGAGAAGTTGACGGGGCAGTCTTCGTCATACATCAGTGGAATGCCATTGTGGAAGCATCCCTCGAAGCCGAGATCGAACATCCGCTTCCCGGCTTTGCCTTCGGACAGTGGCATCGTGAATTTGTCACGCACAGCCTGCCGGTAGATACGATAGATGTTGCGACCGACGAGAATGACGGTCGGCTTGTCGCCTTTGAGCGTCAAGTCCATCAGCACGTCGTCGAACACTTCCTCGATGTTCGTCGAGTCGATACCACCGGCGAAGTTGTATGCACTCGTGCGCCACTGTATCTGCGTCGCGCGGTTGATACCGCCGAGCACACCGACCGTTGGATTGGTCGGAATGACGGTGCCGAGTCCGAGCGGATCAGTGCCACCGCCGACACCATACAGATACGACGAGAACTTCTCCTTGATGCTTTCCTCAAGGACATCCATCTTCGCCTTCATCAGCTTGAAGATGGCAGCCGCACCGTTGTTCTCGTCTTCTTCCTGGTCAGAGATGATGACCGAACCGGCAACACGCGAGTAACCATACTCGACGGTGTCAAACTCGTCGGTCTGGTCGATCGGCAGTTGCTGGTAGTAACGGTATGACGCGATGTTCGGATTGCGTCCGACCGTCAGCGGATTGGTGATGTTGTAACCACCGTCTTCATACTCGACACGGTCATTCGCGAAGACCCATGCCATGAGCGAGCACGACTTGATGCTCGCCATGATCAGTTTCTTGCGCGACTTCGTGAGTGTCGAGTTCAGAACCGTTGCAAGCAACGGAACTACTGAACCAACAGGCATCTATTCAACTCCTCATCTGAATGTCATTCCACTTTCTTCCATCGACTGCCGAATGATGGCACTCCACGGAGAGTTTTCGTCGAATGAGCGTGCGTCGCCGACTGGTGTTGTTCCGGCATTGCTGCTTCTGCCGTTTGGCAGTGGACGACGGCCATTCACAGGCTGCTGAGTAGGCTGCTGGGTATTCTGCTGCGCCGCTTCGTTGATTGCGTCGATTTGCGGCTTTATCGGTTGCGAGAAGTCAAGTCCGTTGGTATAGCACCACTGCATCATCTTGACATACGCATCATGCAGGGTGAGGTGGGGCTGGGCCTCCATCATTTTGGCGATCACACCGAGGTTAGCATTGGCCTCGGGGTTTGTCACCAGGAAAGCGTCAAGTTGTTTCGTCAGCGCGGCGGTTTGTTCGGCCTGACGCTGTGCATTCTGCTGTTGCTGCGTCAACGGCATCATCTTCGCATCGATCATACGACCGATTGCGTTGAGGTCCATGCCGGGTGACACACCTTCGGTGAGAAACGGCAGCGGATAGCCTTTTGACTTGACTTCCTCAATGAGCGACTGAAGTGTCCGCACCGGATCGCGAACGAAGTCGGCCATCACTCGAATTGCAATGACTTGGTTCTCGGGTGTGACGGCAAGTTCGTTGGCAACACGTGACACTTCACTGACTGTGCCGACATGCTGTCGTAGTGTGTTGAGTTCTTGCTTGAGAGTTGCGTTCTCTCGTGCATGCCGCTGGCCTTCTTCAAAGACATGGCGCTCAATGCCGCCACGTGCAACAACACGGCCAGTGCGAGGGTCAACAAGATCACGCGCACGAGGGTTCTCAGCATTCGGTCGCTCTAGCAATCCGTCGTGGCGTGGTCGATCAGTCGGTTGAGTTCCCGTTTCAGTCGGTGCAGCCGAAGTTCTTCCACCAGCACCACCGTCAGTAGTGCTGCCACCAGTATCGCCGCCAGCACCGCCAGTATCATCGCCAGTGTTGTCATCGATACCTGGAATGTTGTTGAGGATCGTGTCTTCAGTCGATGTGCCGCTGTCGGCACTGCGTGCATAACTCATTGTAGTCTAGCTCCATCGGGTGCTGATTGCGGTGGCGGTGCTGCGCCATTGCCTGGTTGCGCACCTCCGCCTTGCGCGGCCTGTAGCATCTGTGCCAAGATTGCTTGTGGTGGTGCACCTTGTGCCAATGCAACTCCGATGGCTTTCAATACTTGCGGCGGTAATTGTTCGAGTGCTTTCGTAACCATCACTGCCATCTGCAATGGTTCACCGCCGCCCGGTGTTGCACCCGGTTGATCAGGTGAAGGTGCACCGGATGGGGAGCCTCCA